AGTTAATACTGCACAAGCCGTTACTGCGGCACTTACGGCAGGAGGTAACCCTGTTAAGTTAGCTACAGGAGCGCAGTTTGTAGAGGCAGGTATTGCAGCAGCGACAGGTGCAGCACAGATAGCAACTATTGCAAGGCAACAATTCCAAGCAAGTGGTAGTGTAGACACGAACATACAAACACCTACTGCCCCATCTACCGCTCCACAATTTAACATCGTAGGGGCATCTGGACAGAACGCTATATTAGAATCGTTGCAACGCAATCCTGTAAAAGCATATGTAGTAGGTAGTGATGTTACCTCACAACAAGAATTAGATAGAAATAGAATTAACCAAGTATCATTCCCATAATGAGAATCGTAGAACTATTATTAGATGAGGAGAGCCTCCAAGCAGGTATCCAAGCCATCAGTATCGTAGAAGCCCCTGCTATTGAGGAGGACTTCGTAGCCCTCAAGGAAGAGGAGCGTGTAGAATTAAAAACCATTGACGAGGACAAGCGTGTTCTATTGGGTGCAGCTCTTGTACCTAATAAGCCTATCTATCGTAGAAGCGGAGAAGATGAGTATTACATCTACTTCTCGCAAGACACGGTTAGAAAGGCAAGTGAATTATTCTTCATCAACGGCAATCAAAACAAAGCCACATTAGAACACCAAATAGACATCACAGGATTAAGTGTTGTAGAGAGTTGGATTATAGAAGGTGAGCAAGACAAGAGCAAGATGTATGGTATGGATTTACCTGTAGGCACTTGGATGGTTTCAATGAAGGTTCACAACGATGAGATTTGGAATGACTATGTAAAGAATGGTAAGGTAAAGGGTTTCTCTATTGAGGGGTACTTCGTTGATAAGGTTGAGGCAAGTAAGCAAGACCCAGAGGAGGACAAAGCAGAGGAGCAACTCAATGCTATCAAGGCAATCATTAAGAACGACCTCCGCACAAAAAAGGGTAAGCGTACTGAATTAGAATCCTACAAGGATTACCCCACTTCGGTACGCAACAATGCAAAGAGGGGTATAGCCTTAAATGAGAAGGTGAACAATAAATGTGCAACACAGGTAGGTAAGGTTAGAGCGCAACAGTTAGCACAAGGCGAAGCGATTAGTGTGGAGACTATTAAGAGAATGTACTCTTACTTATCAAGAGCAGAGGAATACTATGAAGAAGGTGACACAAAGTCTTGCGGATATATTAGCTATCTATTATGGGGTGGCAAGAGTGCCAAGAGATGGGCAGAGAGCAAGTTGAAGTCATTAGACAAAATCTAACACTAACACCCCTAAACAATTAACATAATATGAAAAGAATATCGCTAAATAAGGTAATGGCTAAATTAGCCGAAGAGCAAAGATTTGAATTAAGCATCGTACAAGATGTTAAAGACCAAATTAACTACGCTGATGATTCTTGGACAAGAAAATTAGATGCTGCAGGAGATGCACTTGTAAAAGCATACCAAGAAATTGATATGGCAGAAGAAAAATACAAGTTTGCTATTGAGAAGGCAGAAGATGGTATCCGCAAGGCTAAAGAATTAGGTGCTGATGATATTATTAAAGATTTAGAGCGAGGTATTAAAATCAGCAAGGAGCGTAGGGCAAGAGTTAAGACCATTAAATCAGCTATTGATAAATTACCATTTTAAGATATGAAACAAGGCAAAACTGAAAAGGCGGTATTCGCAAAGCTCTCAAAGGTAGAGTTGAATACTGAAAAAGAAAATCAAATAAATCTATCTTCAGTAGATGAGATGGAAGCAGCGAGAAAGAGAGTCTTAAATTATATCAGCAATTCTGGTGACTTTCAAAGAAAAGCTGAAAAAGTTGTAAAAGAAGGGTATAGCTTACGAAGTAAAGTTCAAGAGTCTATGCGAGATTTAGAGATACTGATTGATGACCACAAAGATGTAAACTCAAAAGCAAAAACTACTCTTAAAGAATTTGCGAGTGCCGCAAAGCAACTTGGCTTAAAACCTCAAGAGAGTAAGGAATACAATCAACTCCAAACGGCTATTGAAGCAATGCAAGGGGATGTATCAAGTATTAAGGGTTCAATGAAGGAATTAAGACCTTTTAATAAATAAACGATATATGAAATCACAAGAAACATTAGGCAAGATTATGGAACTGCTTAATCTCCAAGACGAGGTTAAGTTAGAGTCTATGAAGTTAGAGAACGGCACTACTATTGAAGCCGAAGCATTTGAAGCTAACCAAGAGGTATTCATCGTAACTGAAGATGAGAAGATTGCTCTACCTGTAGGTGAGTACGAGATGGAAGATGGTCGTATCCTTGTAGTAGCAGAAGAAGGTGTCATTGCAGAGATGCGTGATGCAGGTGAAGAAGCTCCAGAAGAAGCACCTGCTGAAGAACCTGCTCAAGAGGAAGCTACTGAAGAAGTAGAGGCTAACGAAGAAGAGGAAATGAGCTACGCTACTAAAGAAGAGTTATCTGCCGCAGTAGAAGAGATGAAGGCTATGATTGAAGAAATCAAAGCAATGATGTCTCCTAAAGAAGAAGAGATGGCAGAGGAAGAAGTAGAGATGTCTGCTGACGAACCTGCTGCAAAGCCTATCAAGCATTCTCCAGATAGCAAACCTGTAGAGATGCACCAATTCTCTAAAGGAGCAAAGGGAGACACTCTATCAAGAATCTTTAACAAACTCGGATAATGAAGAAAGTAGAATCTATTTGGGCTGAACTATCAGCCAAAGCACAAGAGGTATCTCAAGAGGTTGAAAACACTCAAGAAGTTGAGTTGACCGAAGAGCAAAAGGTTGAGTTAGGTCTTGGAGACAATCTTGCAAAATACGCTAAAGGCGTAAGCAAGTACACTAACGAAGGTGATGGTCTTATCAAAAGAGCAGAACGCTTAATGTCCGAGTTGAAAGAAGCTAAATCTGCTCTTTACAAATGGGCAGAAGTAGGTAGTAGTATTGCTGATGACATTGCTCGTGATTCTGCACAATTTAAAAAGGCAGCAAATGATTTAGGTGTAGACCCAAATTCAAACCCTGACTATAATTCAGCAAATAAGGCTTTCAAGGAGTATGCTAAATCAGCTCAAAGATATGAGCGTACTGCAAAAGATTTATAAACAATAACAACAATCAATAATTAAATAAATAGAAAGATGGCTACATCAATCACAACTACATATGCAGGAGAGTTTGCAGGAAAATACATCTCTGCCGCATTGTTATCAGCCGACACTATTGAAGGTGGCGGTATTACTGTAAAACCAAATGTAAAGTTCAAAGAGGTAATGAAAACTCTTTCTACTAACGCATTGGTAAAAGACGCTGCGTGTGACTTCGCTGACCAAAGCACAGTTACTCTTGCAGAGCGTGTCTTACAACCAGAAGAGTTCCAAGTAAACTTGGAATTATGTAAAAAAGATTTCCACAACGATTGGGAAGCAATCCAAATGGGTTACTCGGCTTTTGATAGCCTTCCTCCATCTTTCGCTGATTTCTTAATCGGTCACATCGCTGCTAAAGTAGCACAGAAGACTGAAGAGAACATTTGGCAAGGTGCAACTGCTACCGCAGGTGAGTTCAACGGATTTACTGCTCTATTGGCTGCTGATGCAACTGTAATTGATGTAGTAGGTACTACTGTTACTGCTGCTAATGTTATCGCTGAATTAGGTAAAGTAGTTGATGCTATTCCAACTTCAGTATACGGAAAAGAAGACCTATACATCTATGTATCTCAATCTATCGCTCGTGCTTATGTTCGTGCATTAGGTGGATTCGGTGCTTCAGGTTTGGGTGCTAATGGTGTGAACAACGCAGGTACTACTTGGTACAACGGCGGTGACCTCGCATTTGATGGTGTTAAATTGTTCGTATGTTCTGGTATGCCAGATAACGATATGGTGGCAGCACAGAAGTCTAACTTGTTCTTTGGTACAGGTTTGTTAGCTGACCACAACGAGGTAAAGCTAATTGATATGGCTGACCTTGATGGTTCACAAAATGTTCGTGTAGTTATGCGTTTTACCGCAGGTGTACAACACGGTATTGGTGCTGACATCGTATACTACACATAAGAAGTAGTTTAGTTAATAATTAAAGGGGCAGGTAGGCATATGCTTGTCTGCCCTTTTTTATAAAAAAATAAAAGAAATTATGGCTTGTGATTTAACAAAAGGTCGTGCGTTACCTTGCCGTGAATCAGTAGGTGGACTCAAAGCAGTTTACTTTGTTGATTTCGGTGACTTGGGTACAGTTACATTAACTGCGGATGAGGTAACTAATATGACAGGTGTAAGCGGAGCATTGACCGCTTATAGATATGAGCTGAAGGGTACATCTTCAGTAGAACAAACAATTAATGCTTCTCGTGAGAACGGAACAGTATTCTATGACCAATCTGTTACTCTTTCTTTGCCTCAATTGAGCAAGGAGGATAACAACGAAATCAAGTTAATTGCTTATGGAAGACCTCACATTTTTGTTGAGGACTACAACGGCAATGTTTTATTGGTAGGTCGTGAATACGGTGCTGATGTAACAGGTGGTACTATTGCCTCTGGAGCAGCTATGGGAGATATGAGTGGCTACACTCTTACCTTCAACGCTATGGAGCGTACTCCTGCTAATTTTGTAGAAGTAGATATTACAGAGGCGAAATTCCCATTCTCGGAAATGGCAGGATTGACAGGTACAGTTACTATTGAGGTTTCGTAATAAAGTAGTATATTAGCAACGGCACTTGACATAGGTGTTTTGGTTTGGTTAGGGCAGCTCTTCGGGGTTGCCCTTTCTTTTTGATATAACACTTATACCTCTTGGTGGTTAACTTATTATGCATATAGTAACTACAACAGACAAGAAGATATATTTCGTTCCAAGAGCGTTTGATACAAGTGTATCTGTTAAGATTACAGATGAGGAAACTAATGTGTCCGCTACGCAGTCTCTAACGGCTACGAAGGAGGCGAATTACTTGCATATAACACCTACTTATACATTCGTACAGGGTAAGTATTACACCATAAGAATAACAGGCTCTAACGAGATATATAGAGGTAAGGTCTATTGTACCAATCAAACCGACCTTGAGAAGTTTAGTGTTAACAATGGTGAGTTCACCTATTATGAGGACACTGATAATGATAATCAATACATTTACCGATGAGCAATATACGCATCGTAAACCTTGCATCGCATACTACTCCACAGGTTGTAGAAGACAATCGTAAGCAGTGGGTAGCATATGGTGAGGACAATAACTACTTCCAATACCTTATAGACAGGTACAATGGTAGTGCTACAAACAATGCCATTATAAATGGTATGAGTGAGCTTATCTACGGCAAGGGGCTATACGCTACCGATGCTCAAAGAAAGCCAGACCAATATGCACAGATGAAGTCTCTGTTCTCTCGTACTTGTATGAGAAAGGTGACCTTTGATTTGAAGGCTATGGGTCAAGCCGCCTTCCAAGTCATCTACAATAAAGACAAGAGTAAGATTGTACAAGTAGAGCATATGCCTATTGAGACCTTACGCTTTGAGAAGATGAATGACGATGGTGATGTCACAGGATACTACTACTCTAAAGATTGGACAAAGATTCGTAAGAGAGGCTTTGAGCCTTTACGCATCCCTGCGTTTGGTCACGGAGCAAAAGGTGAGGGGTTAGAGATTTATTGTATCAAGCCTTATCGTAGTGGATTTTACTACTACTCTCCTGTAGACTATCAAGGTGGTTTACCTTATGCAGAGTTAGAGGAGGAGGTAGCAAACTACCACATCAACAACATTAAGAACGGCTTATCGCCAAGTATGTTGATTAACTTCAACAATGGTGTACCAACTGAAGAAGAGCGTGAGCTTATAGAGAGACGAATCATACAGAAGTTTAGCGGTTCATCTAACTCTGGTAAGTTCATCTTGGCGTTTAACGATAACAAGGAGATGGCTGCAAGTATTGAGCCTGTACAGTTATCGGATGCAAGTGAGCAGTATCAGTTTTTAGCAGACGAGAGTATGCGTAAGTTGATGGTAGCCCATAGGGTTACTTCACCTATGTTGATGGGTATTAAAGACAATACAGGATTGGGTAACAATGCTGATGAATTGAAGACTGCAAGTCTCTTATTCCACAACACAGTTGTTAGACCTATCCAAGAGTTGATATTAGATGCTTGTGATGACATCCTTGCGGTGAATGAGGTGAGCCTTAACTTATACTTTAAGACCCTACAACCATTAGAGCTTCAAGCGGATATGGCTGAAGAGGTAAAAGAGGAGTTGAGTAGTGACTGCGGATGCGAGGTGGAGTTGAAAGAGCCTTGTCAAGAGGGCTATGAAATGATAGGCTTTAAGATGAAGGATGGCAAGAGAGTACCTAATTGTGTACCTCTATCGGAATTAAACGAGGATAGCCGCCCTTTTCTTGATGACGAGTTAGCCCACGAGATGTTAGATGCATTGGCTGACTTGGGTGAGGAAGAGCCAGAGGGCTATGAACTCATAGATGCAGAGATTGTAGGAGACGATGAACCAGAGGAGTTTGATACTGAAGAATACCTCAATGGATTAGTCAACTTATCCGCTACACAAGACAGTAACCAAGACTCCGAGATATACAAGGTAAGATACAAGTATGTGAAGGGTACAAAGAAGACTTCTAAAGGCTCTTCTCGTACTTTCTGCAAGACTATGTTATCTCAAAAGAAATTGTACCGCAAAGAGGATATTGGTATGATGTCCGCAAGAGGTGTTAACAAGAGCTTTGGACACAAGGGTAGAAACTATTCTTTGTTTAAGTACAAGGGAGGGGTAAACTGCTACCATAGATGGGAGCGTAGAATCTACAAGAAGAAAATGAAGAAGAACGGTGAGCCGTATGGTGGAGATGCTCTACGAGGAACTAAATATGTTAATGTTAACCAAGCGGTAAGAGCAGGATTTAAGCTACCTAAAAACCCTAAAGAGGTATCTACTGCACCAATTGATATGCCAAGACAAGGGCATCACCCTAATTACGGAAAATAATGGCAAAGGTATTATTCATAAAAAGAGACGATTTAGTACGCAATAGCGTAATCTCTGGAAATGTAGACTCCGATAAGTTCTTGCAATTTATAGAGATTGCACAGGAGATACATATTCAAAACTACTTGGGTACAAAGTTATACGACAAGTTGCGTAATGACATTATAGGAGATTCACTTCCTGTAGCTTATGCTACTTTGTTAGATGACTATATTCAACCTATGTTGATTCATTGGGCTATGGTAGAATACCTACCTCACGCTGCCTATACGATAGGTAATGGAGGTGCTTACAAGCACACGGCAGAGAACAGTATAGCTATGGAGAAGAACGAGGTGGACTTCTTAACGAACAAGCATAGAGATATAGCTGAACACTACACTCGTAGGTTCATTGACTTTTTATCCTTTAACAGTTCTACTTATCCCGAATATAACACGAATAATAATGACGATGTACACCCAGACAAAGATGCGGTCTTCAACGGTTGGCAATTATAAGAAACGCTACGAGCCAAAGGAGGTTAACCTAAAAAGACTGAAAAAGCTCGTCAAAAAATTAGAGAACAATGGGTAACGGCTACGGAGCAATATACGGAAGCACTTGGTGGGGTTCACAGAACGACATCAACTTCAATGAGATTAGCTACTACATCTATGCAGTAGATGAGTTAAAGACACGAGCTTTAGCTGATGGTGCTATTATGGAGGGCTTTGGTTGTGCGAGTGAGGCTATCCGCACAATGGGTGAGAGAGATTCAGGTGAGGAGTTGTTTGTTGCTTACAATACAAGAGTTGTTACGGCAGGTGGTTCTACGGAAGCAAGAATCTGTACTATTAAAGAAATAAGTTTACTACGATGAGTTTATATAAAGATGCAAGTTTAGTAATGATTCCTACCGCTTACAAAGATGGTAAGTTGTATAGTATTAGACCTACTGATGGTAGTGGGGACTTTACCTTTAGTAGGGGTTCAAATCTTGCTGCTACGAGGGTAGATGTTAATGGTCTTATTGAGAAGGGTAGAGAGAATCTCTTGCTGCAATCAAATAATTTTGGTACTACTTGGGCTAAATCAAGTGCGACTATTGCAAGTGGACAGAGTGGATACGATGGTTCAAATAATGCTTGGAATTTTACCACAAGTGCCGCAGGAGCATCTTTGGAGCAAAGTGTTACTACTGCTGGAGTGGTTGTGGTTAGTCTATACGCCAAAGCCAATGGCATTAATGGTGTTAGATTAAGGATTGATGCCGCAACCGATGCTAATGGTTATTTTAATTTATCTACAGGAGCAGTTCATTCTTTTGCAGGTTCAGCAATAAATGCTTCTATAACAAGCGTAGGTGGAGGTTGGTATAGATGTGAAGTAGCTGCAAACATTTCATCGCCTGTTAAGGTTGCTATTTACACTACTGATGGCACTACATCTTATGACAATGGTTCAATACTAATCCAAGACTCACAATATGAGCAAGGCTTGGTAGCTACTGATTACATTGAAACAACTACTACAAGCGTATCGGCAGGTATCTTGGAGGATATGCCTCGCCTTGACTATTCGGGTGGTGCTTCGTGTCCTTCTCTTTTACTTGAGCCTCAACGGACAAATTTATTGCCTTCTTCAGAAGATTTCTCTAATAGTGCTTGGGGTAAAGCAAATGTTACATTAACGAGTAATAACACAATATCTCCAGATGGAACACAAAACGCATCTAAAATAGTAGCGACTGCATCAGATGGCTCTTTACAAGATTCAATTGCAGTAACATCTGGTACGACATACACCTTTAGCGTATATTTAAAGACAGTTAGCGGTACTTTAGATATGGCTATTAGTTTAGGTTCGCCAGGTTTTCCTCAAAACGAAGGAGAAGGTGGTAGGTACAAAAATATCACGGTAACAAACGAATGGAAAAGATATACCTTGACCTCAACGGCAGATGCAAGTGCATCAACAGGAATAGGTGTAGGTGGTTTCAATAGTTTCTCAACAGGAGAAGAAGTTTATGTATGGGGAGCGCAACTTGAAGCAGGAAGCTACCCTACCTCATATATCCCTACCTATGGGACAAGTCAAACGAGGTCTGTTGATTCGTGTCTTGCAACAGGTGTAAGTGATTTGATAGGGCAGACTCAAGGAACTTTGTTTGCAGAGTTTGAGATTGGAGTAGATAATGCACATTTCTTTTTATATACAAATATATCAAATGCTATTTATATTCAAACAAGGATAGGAGATATGTGGAGGGCTTATGTAATAAAAGATGGTGTTTATCAAGTCTCATTAACTTTAGGTTCAGTTCCTACAAGCGGATTTGTAAAAATGGCTTTTGCTTATAATGAAAATGATTTTGCGTTATACGCAAATGGAAATTTAATTGGTTCGGATACATCAGGAAGTGTTCCTACTTGCGATTCATTTGATTTTGGTCTTGGGCCTTATGGAGCAGGATATGCGGCAAAAAGAACAAAACAAACTATTCTTTTCCCTACACGATTAACAAATGCTGAACTTGCAGCCCTAACAACGATTTAAGATATGTCAGTATACGATAAAGCGAGTCTTGTACTCATTCCTTCAGGAACAAAGACAAGCAAGGTGTATAGCCAAAAGCCTGTTAATGGAGATGGTGATTTTACTTTCTCAAGGTCAACTGCTGCAACAAGGGTTAATGCAGATGGTAATATAGAGAAGGAGACTCAAAACCTGCTCTTGCAGAGTAATACCTTCAGCAATGCGGCTTGGAGTAAGTTCTCTAACACTACATATACAGTAACAACCGAAACAATTACTGACCCATTTGGTGTTTCTAATTCAGTATATAAAGTTACTCTTACGGGAAGTGGATATTTTTTCCTCCGACAAACTCTAAACGGAGAAACAAGATATATAACTGCAAGTACCTACATTAAAAAAAGTTCTTCAGACTTAAATGTTACTGTTGACCAATCCGATGGTGATGTTACAAACTCTGCATCAAATACTGATTGGCAAAGATTATCTTCAAGCCACGCATCAGGACACGCCTTCTCGTTTATTGATATTGTTCTGACAGGAGTAAGCGGTGATTATTACTATGTTTCTTCAGCACAAATGGAATTAGGTGGAGCAGCAAGAGACTATATAGAAACAACTACTGCTGCCGTAG